GCGGGATTCGATTAGCTGCTGCGCGTGTGCGTATGCTTGATTGGGATCTGACTGCGCCAAGGTATAGAGCTGGGTCACGTCGTTTGAGTACTGATTAAATCTATCCACGTCGTTAAGCGGGATATTTAACACCTTTGCAACCAAAGCAAACTTTTCAGGATCGTTTTCAGCTAACCAGCGAAAGCTTGAGCCTTCCTGAAGATTTGGAAGTGCCTTAGCAATAGCGCGCCCCATTTCAACCTTGGCGAGTGCGGACTGCTGTTCTTTTACTCTTTGCTGGCGAATATCGATTGCCTGAGCAATGTTAGCCATGCGCGGGTTTGCTATTTGTCCGAGAATATCCATTACTTTTTACCCCCCAAGTTCACCGGAAGCTATCAACTGTTCTGTCCCGCCCTGCAATGCGTTACTCATGCCCAAAGTCCCCGCTGCATTGGCCGCGCCGATATTGCTATAACCCTGCGCAACAGTTGATGCTTGGCCGCCTGAGATATTAGCAAGAATCGCCGCTAATTGTTGCGCGTCGATTTTCTCTTGCATTCCAGATTGGTAAATCATATCCGTAACGGTCGATATGTCTTTTGCCATCATGTCGCTAATCGCTACGCCGTTTTGTGCGAGCATGTTGGATATGTTCGACGCTGCCTGATTAGCGTTTTGCGCGATGGCTTGACCGGCTTGCGTGCGTCCGCCTGCTATTTGTTGCGCTGTTCCAGTGTACAGGCCTGCTGTGTTTAGTCCGTTGGCTTGGGCAAGGCTGGCCAGCTGTGAATAAGCGTCAGCCTTAAGCTTGGTGTTCTGTGCGTTTCTTGCTTGATCAGCCTGAAATTGCATAACCTGATTTTGAGCCTGAAGCTCAGCGTTTTGTGCGTTACGTTGAGCATCAGCGCCAAATTGCGTTAATTGATTTTGAGCCTGTAGTTGTGCATTTAACTGATTGACACTTAGATCGCCTTGGAATTGGCGGCCCGCCAAATCAGCCTGCAATCCTAATTGCTGCCCATAAATACTCGCCTCATTGCCCATTTTTTGTGCTTGAAGCTGGGCATCTGCCGACATTTTTCCAGCCTCTAAATTACCAAGAATTCCTGCTTGCTGGCCGCGCAATTGGCCGATCTGCCCCGCTGCCTGCAATCCAGTGTTAGTAACTTGGCTCAAGTTGTTGAACTGATTTTGATAGTCCTGTGAAGCTATGCCTGATGCGTTTCTTTGCAGTTCTTGCAGCACGTTACCGCCAAGCAAGCCGCCCCTAGCTGCCGCGCTTTGCTCTGTTGCGCGCTGCATTTGCTCCATCTGGTACTGCATTGCTGGCGAGCCTTGATAGGCTGCGTATGCCGCTTGTTGCGCTGCCTGACCGTTCGCACCTGATAAGTCCGCCTGCAATTTATTGGCCGAATTGCCTTGTGTAGAATATCCGATTAATGGGTCGACGCCTTGCTGAATAGCTGCATTTGCCTTTGATGGATCATACCCTGCGCTGCCAGCCGATTGTGTGTATTGCTGGCTTATCCCCAATGGCGCCCTGATAATGGCTGATTGAACTTGCGGGGCACTGCCAATTTGTGCACCTGCTATTTGCGGCGCCGCACCTATTTGCGATGCAGGCATTTGTAAATCGGCGATTTTATTAAGATTGCTCGTCGCTAAAGTGTTGCCTGTGAACATAGCCCCAAGCGCCGCCGATTGACCGCCAAGCAAAGCCTGCTCTGAACCTATTAGTCCAGTTTGCGGTACTGCCACATTAGGCGCGGGCTGGGCTGTCGGCAGCATTGTAGTGGTTGCTGGGCGCGGAATAGCTTGTTGCGGTTGCTGCTGATTAGGCAGGCTAGTGTTTGGCATTACAGTTGTGCTAATTGGCGCAGGTGATCCTCCCAACATGCCAACCCTTTGGTTTGGTGCCATCATTACTGCTGGATTCATCATTTTAGTCATGACACACCTAGAATATTTTCTTAAAGAGTTTTCGCGCTGGATCTTTCGATTCAATTTTCTTCACGATAGCTTTTGCGCCGCCTAATGGATTTTTTGCGTAATTCAGCGGGTTCATAAGCTGCGCCGTGCTGGCTGGCTGTTTTGCTCCTTGCTGTGCTGGCTGAGCCTGTTCTACGGTTGGCTGCTCTGCCGCTGAATCTGCGGCTCCAAGAATCGGCGCTTGTGTTAATTGCGCTTGATCCATGTATCCAGCGGGTGCCTGTTGCACTTGTTGATTGGTAAAGCTCATATCGACCGGCAGACCAAGGATTGCATTATTAGCCTGCTGTGCGCCTTGGCCTAATACATTAATACCCTGCTGAAATCCTTGTGTTACTGGCGCCATTCTTTGCGGTGCTGCTTGTCGGTAGAAGTTGAACGCGCCCTCTATTCCTGATCGACCTTGCGATGCGCCTTGCTGGAATAGACGGTTAACATCATCCCGCGCCTGTTGCGCTAAAGCAGAAGATGCTTCAATGCCCTTTTCTATCCCTTTGGTTTGCTGCTTAGATGCTTTGTTTGATGCGTAAGCGCCAGCCGCCGCAGACACCACAACTGCCCCACTTATGAAGAAAGACATTTTTTTTCTCCCGCTATTCGATCAAATACGTTGTAGTCATTGGTCACAATCTCGGCCTCAGCCTCTTCTACGGTTAGCTTGTCGGTAGTGTGATAAGCAGTCCATAGAGTGTCTTCGTGCATGAATAGGGCACGCTTACTGCCGGGCTTGCCAACAAATGTGCATGGGCCTTTAACGCGAACAGATCCGAACTCATCAGTTATCGTCACATCACCATAAGCTATTGAGCAAAGGTGCTCCTTAATGTGGATCTTCCCTGTAACTACTGAATTTTTTGGCATCCATAATTCACGAGCGTAAATTCCACCGCCAAAATAATGCTTAGGCTGGAAGTCAATTTGCGGCATGGCCAATACTTGTTCTTCGAGCGCCTTTATTGACTCTCGCGTCTGCCGAAAGTCATCATCAAATACGGTTAGATTAATATCACTCATACCCACCCCAGCGCAGTATCACCACCAACATCATCAACGCGCTTTATGTACGTTTGTCCGGTTGCATCATCCATGTATTGCCTGAGCTTTCGCGCACTCACAACACCTTCTGGTGAACCTGTGCCACTCAAGAATGCCAGCGCCGCGACCTGCTCCGAAAACACCTGCAAATTCTGCAATGGCCGAAGCTGCTCATCGACTATCGGCTGGTTTCGTGTCAATGGATTAAGCGCCAATTTCAACCTCAAGTTTTACGAATGCAATTTTTATAGGTTCGCTAATATCAAACCGAAAACATGCCGATCTTGGGAATCTTCCTAAACACGGCCATGAAATAGGGTAACGATACTGACCAATTGAACCCATAAATCTGGATATCTCAGGGCTATAAGTTTGGCCGCCGTCATAGGATACGGACAACCTAGTTACGGGCGCGCTGCCTTGGCCTGAAATTGGATTGGTGCCGGATTCGGCAACTAGCTCTAGCTGGTAGACTGAAAACGGTTTGCCGCCGTTATCAATTGGGGGTGTAGTGAAATATCGTCTGATTTCTTCGTCGTATTCGTAAAATACATTCTCAGACAATAAGCCAATCTTACCACTTAATTCATCACCAACCAATAGCACAGAATAGGCATCAACCAGTGACGTTACGCGCCATGGCTGCGGGCTGTAGAATCTATCGATTGACTCACGGCGGAACCATGTGCCTGTACTTACGTCATAAACTATTGTGCATACCGTTGGGACGGTAAAGGTGACAAGTACGTGGCCTTTTTCTGAGTGGCGCAGCGCAAATGCTTGGCTTACTTTCTCAATACCGCCCGAGTAAATGAGCTTGTCAACTGAAGATGGCGAAATCTTTACCGGCTGGCCGCCATTGGTACTGTAAATCCCGGGCTGCTCATTCTCGCCAGATCCTATCCACACCAACGTCCCATTGACCTCAATTAATGACTTTGCCGCCGCGCATCCTTTCTGCTGAATTCCGCTTGATATTCTTTCGTAAGGCATCCCAGCGCCGCCAACGTTCTGATATGGCTCAAATGTGCGTGAGCCAAACACGTAAAGCAGGCCGTTTAATGGGGATATTGCGACAAGGTTGTCGGGGTCAGATTCGGCGCTTGCAAAATCCAAAGCATTGTAGGCAAGGCCATTCCTAAGCTCAGATTTGAACCACTTATTAGAATTTGCCTTGGGAAATAGGAAATAACCATCTTGGAAATCAACGCCAAGAACTGGGCCATCAAAATCACTATCGGATATTTGCACTAATCCACCGGCTACGGTGTAAATCCATGCGTTGAATTGATTGTTGTAATCCGGCGCCACAATACAAATCTGTGTTCCGTTCTGCGCCATAAACACCAACGCGGAACCATCGATAGATTCTGCGCCGCTTACGTTGTTTGTGGTGTACGTCCTAACACCGAAGCTATCAGTGGTAAAAGTCACACTATAAAGCGCATTGCCGCAAACAAAGTACGGCACCCCGCCCATCTCAATGCCGCCACGATTAAAGGCATTGACTGCGGTGTCGGCCACTTCTTCAATGCCGAATGTGGCGATCAACGCGCCATCGGTAATAGTTAGGCCGTCAGGAACATGCGGGCGAAGGTTTACACAGTCTCTAGCCGAAATGGCAAGAGAGTCATCTTTGTAATAACCAAGGGCAATAGGAATACCAGAGCGAGGCATTAACGGCGATCCTCAGGATAGAACGAAAAACTTGAGAATTCGTTGTCTGTGCTCATCGCATCTTCAAGATACTGCGCGGCTTTTTGCTCCAAAACTATTTGCTTGTTTGGATCGATGGCGTAAGTAATGCCAAGGTCAGCGGCAAGCTTAAATTTCAGCGGAGCGTACCACTCAGGCGGAATAAGAATGTCTTCGCTTTGGTCTTCGGGAATGTACTGGGGCTTAATAAAGGTAAACCGTAAAACGCGAGTGCAGTTATCGGCAATCGGCCAAATGTTTAATTTTCCGATTGACAGGTCGCGCCAGTAGTACCATGAATTTGTGGCGCCGGTAGCGGTTTTTGATGGCTGGTTGTAATATTCATCACGCGAGACTTGCCATGTCGGTATCTCGTCGAATGAATGCCCGTCAGCATATCTAACGCTAAGCACCCTGACCGGCTGGTCAATTTTAGTGGTGTAGACATACACACTTGCGGATGCAGCAACGGCAGCAGTTAGTGCGGTATCAATCACCAGCTCAGTGCCATCGGTAATAGTGTCGATTGTTGTCCACTGCCTTGCGCCTGTGCTTAGTTCAATGCCTATAAACTGTCCTGCCGTCATTCCTGTGGTATCAAGTTCAATAGTGGTGGCGCCAGCCAATGCCGCGGCGGTTGTAGTGGTGTATACGCAATCAGTAAAGCAATGCTCGCCAGTCAAGCCTAGGCTGTACTGTTGTTGATTGGGGTTAAGTGGAAGCAATGCCTCGGTGTTCGACCATACGTGTATTTGCTTGGTCTGCCAGCTTGCTAGGATGTCATTTAACAACATTTGACCTTGGGCAAAGTCGCTAGCCTGAACTGGTAATGATATGCCGGTAATGGTCGCAGCTCTCAGCGCGTCACGAATTAAATCACCAGCTGTTTTTTCGTATACGCCTGTGCTCATATCATTTGGTCTGGTGTTAGAGGTGGGTCTTGGGCTGGCTGTGTTCTTTGTTCGTTTCTCGCATCTACTACCCGAGTATCATCTACCGGAACCCGAATGAAGTCTTGCGGGTGCCGAGGCTCCCACAAGTCAGCGCGAACAATCATGCCATTCCACATTTTGCGGCACTGGCTTCTCTTAAGGACAAAGCCAGTTTTGTCGCATGTCACATTGTGGTCATTAGATTGCATCGGTTTGCGTAACCCCGAATGATACGGTTGCGCCAGTAGTGAATGAATTCACCTTAATGCGAATGAATCGAGGGATTGCGTTAAACGTCAGCCACTTGCTGGCGGTGATGCCTTCAGAGTTTGCTGAGTCAGCAAACCATGTAGCAGCAGCTGTAGAGTTTTGCAGATCACTATTACTTGATTCAATATCAAAATCGATAGTGCCGGTAACAGTAATCTGTAAACCAACTGGGCCGCCTCGCCAGTTAAGTGGATATGGCGGCGTTGTATCGTCTACAGACCAATCAGCCTCAACGTAAGTCTTGTTTTTAGACATGATTACGCCTCTTTGGTGACAATGCCACGCTGTGCGGTTAGGTGCCAAGCTGTTACGCCAGTAGCGCCGTAGCCGGAAATTATCGTTACATAATCGCCTTGCTTGATTGTTGCAGATGCCAAGATCAAATCTTTATTGACCACTGCCGAACCAACAGCTGCGATGCCATCGGCGGCAACCGGCGACACTTGGATTTGGCCTTGCCCGTCATTTCCTGTGTACTGGAAAGTGTAAACCAGACCAACAGCAGTGGCAGGAAGAGTGAAGATAGATGTGCCACCAGAAACTACAAACGTTTTACCCGTGTCCGCAGCTACCAGCGTTTTATTGCCGGTAATTGACTCGCTACGGTTTGAGTCGTTTGGAGCGCCGTCAAGGCCATTCAAAAAACGTGAACTCATAATAATCTCCGATAAAAGAAAGGGGCTTTCGCCCCAGTCTGTTAGGCTCCTGAAGAACCGTAAATGCCGCGTGGATCACTGTAGCCAGTCACAAAACGCATATACGCTTTGTAGCGGGTTACTTCGTTCAGGAAAGACAAGTCCTGATCGAACTCCAATGCGGTGCGGTCGTAGTATTGCAGACCATCTTCAGCATCGGTCAGAATAAACCATGCATCGGTATCAGCGGTGAGCCAAGGAGAAAGCACGATTTCATCAAAGGTGCCCTTAACAACGTTTTTGGCGTTCTCGGCGGTATTGCTTTGAAGGTCAGAATAAAGCACACGCTCAAACTCAAACTTGTTATCAGTGTGGCCAACAAGCTTCTTCGGCATTAATGCTTTAGCCAGTCCGCGATCATCAGTAGCACGCATGATTAGCTTCAGCATATCTTCAAGTGAAGCCTGCGAGAAGTCGGCATCAACAGCTAATCGGTTCGCAAAAGTGCCGCCAGATGGGCCATTGATATGAGCGGTAGAAATCATCGCCAAGCCATCGCCGCCGGTCATTGCCGAAGCGGTAGAGAATGCAGTGTTAAGCAGTACGTGTGTGCGCACTTCTTTAGTCACATTCATTGCGCGGGCAAGCATACGAGCGCCTTTGTTGTACAGGCCGTATTGATTGTCGTCGCGAGCTTCGCGTGATACTTGGAAGCCTTTACCGTATGCCACATGCACATATTTCGGTGCAAATGACTGGCGGAATGAATCCATCACGATGTCATCGGCTTCATTCTTAACTGAAGCCAAGCCCATGCCTTCAACTTGTACATCAACTTCATAGGCTTTATTTGACTTGCCTACTTTGTAGATGCGCGAATAAACAGGCTGATGATCTTTAGCGGTTACATAGAAGACTTTCTTGACGCCTTCTTGCAATAAGCGGGGCGTGCTGCCAGTAACGATAGTTCCAGTCATGGCTTATACTCCTGTTGCGCCGCTTACGGCGGTTGAGTTATTAACACGAACTTTGCAGCGAGAACCAAGAACGCCATCCGAACCAACAACCAAAGCTGTTACACGGAAAGGAAGGGTTGCAGTGGTTGCTTTGCCGGTTGCGTTCACTGTCATGTTTGCGACAGTAAGACCACCAGATAGAGTTGCTGCGGTTGCCACCAAGTCGACGTTAAGACCAACATCAGCCACAGCTAAGGGGCCGCTTGATACATCAACTTCGTATTCTGCGTGCGGGTCAACAATAACCTGAACTGAACCAGCCGTTGAAGCTGGAAGGCTTACATCGGTAAAGTTTTCAGTTGCAAAGTTGGGGGAAATACCAGAAACAACGCCGGTAACAGACTGAGTTGCGGTTGCTACGTCAACTTCCGGTTCGCCGGTTGTTGCGTTAGCTGTACCTGAGATGCGAACCACATCACCAATGGCAATACGGCTTGCGTGAGATGCTGCCACACCAAAGGTGCGCAGTTTACCTGTGTGTCCATCTGACAAAGAGCCAGAATAATCGAATCCACCTGGCATGGTGAACCTCCGCTAAAAAATGATTAATGAATGGGTGTAATCTCATCGTTCAAATTCCAGCGAAGGGTCGCTGCCTGAATGTGAGCTAACTAGCAAAAGGGTCAGATGTGACCTTGATCTTGTTGGCTTCGCCATTTGGCGTGTAGCTTTCTACGCCGTCACCCAAAGGTTTGTCAGCGTCTTCGCCTATACTAGCTTTATATCTTGACATTTGCAAATCTTTGTCCTCCTTGTGGTGCTCTATGCGCTTAGCCATTAACACCATTTTGCGGTTGCCAGATGTTCGGGTGATGTTAGTCCCCGTAGAATCCTGAACATGACCCCACCATCCCTCAATGGCTCGATCAATTTCACCTTGGCCTGAGTCTTCAAACCAGCGGCCAACCATGCCGGATGGAATAGTCCCCTCTGGTACACTCAGGTTTAGCTCGGCATCACGGCTGCCACGTCGCGGGCGGTCACCATGCTTAAACTGTACGCGGCTGCCGGTAACACTCTCAACAATCTCGGCATTAGCCAAGCTAACATCAGAGGTCGATCTGGCACGGCGCACGACTGGTTTTTTAACTTCGGTAGTTCCTAATTCTTCACTCATGGCTATAGCCCCTTTTTGGAGTCGGCAACCGACTGTAGATATTCTTTTTTGCTTACCCCTGCATCAGCCCAAACCTCATCATAGATCGCCTGCTCTTGGCTTGTTAGGCTGCTCCATGAGAGATTACTCTGACTCTTAACAACTGCGCCACCCTTTGGGCTGTCAACAATTGCGCGAGGCGTTTTCTTTTGTGCTGGCTCAGACTTTAACAATTGAGCCGCGAGCCTATCAACTGCACGCAATGCACCGGCAATTGTCTTACCTTCGGCTATGGCATTGGAGTAGGCTTCATTGATCTGGCCTCGCAATGGGTGATCTGCAGTTAGCCATTGATTCTCGGCGTTCCACTCAATAACCTCTGGCGGAATACCAGATTGCTCAACTGGAACCGGCTTAATTGACTGCTCAAGCTCATCAATATCGCGCAGCTCTTTGTCGATCCGCTTAACCTCTTTGGTGTCAGCTTCAAGAATGGCATTTTCTTTGCGCGCCTCCAATTCTTGGCGTTGGCGATCAAGCTGCACTTGGTGCATCCGATTGTTAAGCTCAAGCCTGCGCTCAAATTCCCGCTGCTGCTGATTAAGTTGGGATTTCAGCTTGATGCGCTCTGTGCGCTCACGGAATACATCGGGAGACACCCAAAGCTCAGGGTCGCGCCCTTGCTTTACCCATGTTTCCTTATCGATAAACATCTTATCGGCGCCGGTCTTTGGTGTCTCTTGCTGCGCCTCATCCTGCCCTACCTGCTCATCGCTTTCATCATCAGGTAATTCCTGATTTTCCAACTCTTCATCCAGCTCAAACGCTTCGCTTATTGCTTGATCTTCTTGCATAGGGGATTCCCTCGGTTATTAAAAATCTGCTTTGGTTAACTCGAAATTGCCTTTAAGTACGCCCTTCAGCCGCTCGTCATTCACAAGCCTGAAATTTTCATAGCCTGCGATCTTAATCACATCACCTTCATAGCGCGGGTAGTAAACAAAAGAGCCCACTTCAATGCCCCATATCTGGTGCGGCTCCATGGTGTAGCGTGGATTGCTTGGCGGGTATTCACTTGGAACGCAACCGGGGAACCCATGGCAAACAGTTGGGCCGATGGCAATAACCTTGGCCACCTGCGTCGCTGCCTGCTCTTTCTCAACATTGGCAAAAATAATCCCGCCTTTCGATTGCTTGGCGATTTCTACCATTTCAACCAAAACATAATGGCCGGTCGGCTCAATAGTTATATCAGTCATTCTTGTCTAGCTCCGATGGTTTCCAGTTTAAAACTTCTGTTAGTGCGTCGATTACTGCATTGCTTGCGCTGGCATTTTCTTCGGTAATATCTAAGTGAGAATCCAGAATCTCAAGTTCCAGCTCTGCCAATAGCCTCTTGGTGCATTCGTTGTCTAGCCAGCGGTCATAACTGTCTTGTGTGATTGGAGCGCCAGACTCTAAAGTCTTGCGTTTTTGGTCAATTATCCTGCTGAGTGGATTCACTTATTTTCTCCTGTATTGATGATTCAAGCCTTGCAGTCTCTTGGCTTACTGCCGTGTAGGTGTTGATCTGGTTGTTCACCTGCTCAGTCTCGGCCTTCTCAAGAGTCAGCGTCTTATCAGCCTGCATGTTGTCGATCTTTTGGCGCAACTCGTCGATCTGTGCAATGGTTTTCTGTGCATTAACCTGCGCTTCGGCGTCTTTGCGTTCTTCGCCCTTGCGTAGCAGCTCGGTTTGCAGCTCGATCATTTGCGTCTGTTGCTGCTGCGCCTCAAGTGTGGCCTGCTGCATTTGTTGCATTTGCTGCATTTGCGCCTTCTCGTCAGGCGACATTTCGGCTTCGTTCGGGAAATATTCGTGGGTGTTTGGTGATCCGATAGAGTCGTAGTAGTTCTTCAGGATTGCGACCGCGTTACCGCCGGCTTGTATCACATAGGGGAGTTGCGCCATTTCAGCTTCAGCCAACATCATTCGTTGCATACGGCTAGACATCTCAGGGTTAGCGCCGCATGAAATAGCTAGTCCGTCAGTGTTGAAGTCGTCACTAAACACCGCCTCATCATCACCGACCACTTCTTTGTATTCTGCCTCGTCAACATAGTCACGATTCAATGCAAAGATGATTTGGAATTCTTCGCTCATTGAGTCCACGATCATAGACATGTGCGCGGTATGCTGGATGCGAGATTCTTGAATCATTGCCAGCGCGGTAGTAGGCGCGGTGTTTGATTGGATCATCCCGCCATTATCAACGTTTGCGCTGAATGAACGGGCAGACGTTTCCATCTTCTCATTGAGGGCAAATAGGGTTTGGCTTGGCTCTGAGTATGGAAGGCGAACCAGACCACTCTGTAGCTCTTGTGCCGTTAGCTCTGTTTGGGTGAACTCGCCCATTTTCACTGAGAAGTTACCAGGGCGTTTGCGGAAATTCTTGGCAACGATACCGGTTTGACTAGTTGCCAAGGTGCCAGCATTAAGCAGGTCGTTAGTGGTTTTGTTCACCCCCATAGCAGTAGCGCCGATCAGGTGATAAAAACCGACATCAAGATAGGTGCCGTCGAAGCTCGGAATCATGCCGTACTTAGTAATGATCCCAATCGGCTCAACGCGAACCAGTTCATAACCCTCTAAATCAGTAGGCGCTTTGTATTCTTCGCTGGTGTTGTATTCCTTGTTCAGTGCATCAATGCGCGCCGCTGCCTTACGCTGAGCGTCAATCAAAGACATTGGCGTGTAGTCTTCGGACTTAACGATCAAGCAGTCTTCATCGTAACGGGCTACGATGCGAACGACTTTACCGCTCATCACATGCACAGTGACAATGTAAGGTTCTTCGATGCCATCTTCGTCTAAGTCTATCCAGCAGTATTGTTCGTAAAACTTGTCTGGGTTGTCGGTGGTATCTTCGGCCTCGCTACTCTCATTGCTTCCAGCTTCGTTGGTTTGAGCTTCTTTGAACAGCTCACAATCAACCCAAAGCCCTTGCTGCACACGAATATCATGCTCTGACTTGGTAAAGGCCATCACATGCGTAAATGACCGGCAAGTCTTCATGCACTCTGTGTGCTGGTTAACAATGAAGTCAGGGAACTGGATCACCTTCGACACGCAGCGCCCAAGGGTTGCATCAAAGAAGGTTTTCTTGAATAGCGTTCCAACGTTAGGCAGGGAGTACATCAGGCGCTTTTGTTGCGAGCGCCACTCAACCATCTTCACGTTGATCTGCCAATTCATCATCTCGGCAACGCGGTCAGCGCGCTCTGTGCGCTTGCGTAGCTGCTCTTTCTTATCCTTAATCACCTGCTCATCGGCTTTGGTCTTTTCTTGCAGCTCTTTGAGTAATTGGGCTGCCTTTTCGTCAGGGGGCGTACCCGCTTGGCTCATCTGCTCAAGCATAGCCGCGACTTGTTCAATCTCTTTCTTGCGCTTGGCAATGTCATTGGATCGCTTATCAATCACGTTTTTGATTGTGCGAATGCCGATAATGTCAGCCTTGACCAACTTGTTATCACGCATAATCTCAACAGCGGCACGATTGCCAAACGAATTGGCGGCCTCTGTGAGTATGTTTGATTTGAAGTTGGAGGCGTTAGGCCAAGGAATGCTTTTACCGTGGAACTCAGGCTTGCACAGCTCAATGCCTTTGTTCACGCACTCGATCCAATCCTTCATCGAATCCAGATCGTAATCAGCGCGCTCTATCACTTGCTGGGCGATGATATGTAGTCGCTCATCGCTTAGGTCTGCGGCTATGTTTACTGAGCCGATGTAGTTAATTAGTTTTTTTAGGCTCATAGTTTGTGCTTCTCCATTTCCTGCTTAAATACCGCGCTGATTCCGCGCTGCAATTCAAGCTTTAGGTAATTAGGTGCTTTTAGTGATGGGCAGTCGAATGGAGAACCGCCAGCCGATCTATGCGCTTCCATTTGACTGATAAGAGTTAAAACTTCTTCTACTAGGCTCATATTTTGTACCCCAGTGAAAACCTTGCCATTGCTGATTGGATTAGCATTCCTGTTCTTGAGTCAGTTTTTGTGCCTGAATCTACAAGTCTTATAAAAGCAACATCAGGCACTTTTAAATCCTTAATGCGTTCATGTAAATCATCAATCAGCATATCTTCAGCGCTTCCAAATGGAGGTTCATGCATAATTGCTGCATGAACCCAAACAAAACCTTCGCCGGTACTGCCATCGGCAAGCGAAATAAACTCCACGCTTGGGAAGCATTCTTTTATCTTGGCTATTACCTTATCTTGTAATGTCATGCCCATCCTCCATTGCCTTGATCAGGTTCGCTATCGTCATAATCGTCATAATCGTCATTATCGTATATGTCAACTTCTTGTTGAAGCATCATAACAACGTCGGCCATATTTGGTGATTTGATCTTTTTGGCTTTCATCTCTGGCTTGCTAAGAATCTGGATTTTGCCGTTACTGTTGCTGTACTTTCTCGGGATGCGGCATATCTCAGCGCGCAGCCCAACCAGCTCCTTAATGCCAGAACTAAAACTTATTAGCTCGTCAGGCGGAAAATACTTGCCCTTCTCAACAGCTAGATAGGTCTTAAACATTTTATCACGTAAGCGCCAATAGTTCTGCGCCCGTAAATTCAGTAACATTGCTGAGTTGGTGCGGCCTCGTTCTATGTCAAAGAATCCTTCACCCTCAATGCCATCATAGATTTCATTAGGGTGCTGCACTGCCTCGCCGCCGTGGAACGGGACAATTTTTACTTTCTTGCCCTTCAGTCCCTCCATGACCTGACGCCGTAGGCTTAGGCCGATGCCGTCACTATCCCATAGAAACACATCTGGCTTTAGCTTAACAGCGAACCCAAGCGCCCAATCCGTAGCGGAATTAACATCACCGGCATTGGTGCTGGACACTCCCGTAACCACTGAGCCATGTTGATAACCAACGGCTTTAGCGTCTCCACTATCGGCAGGGTCATAAGCTAATCGCTCCTGTCCAGTAGGCTCAAAGCCAAGCTTTATATGCGCATCAACACAAGCATCGAACCACTCGGCCAATATGATTGAATTCTCTACTGTGTCCAATGGTGCCCCCATCCAAATGTGGTCATATACCGCGCGCGGCTTGTTCTCTAGATCAAACAGCCTCTCGCCCTCAAGCCCTGAATCCATGAACCACGGGTTGTCTGTGTAGTTCATTTTGATTATCAGGTGCAGATCGTCTTCGTAGTATCCATCCCTATTCAAGTGGTCAAGGAATGGATTGATAAATCGCTTACTAAACGGGTCTTCACTGGAATTGATGTTGGCAATGAAAAACATTTGCACATCATCAATCGCGCCTTTTGATTCTTCTACTGCCATGCCTGGCAATCCAGATCTGGCTTTGTTCCGCGCTGTAGGTGTCAGGTTAGTTATTGACGCATCGCTTAGTGTTGCCGCCTCTTCAGTCAAGAATCTGCGAAACCCTGCGGCAGACTTGATGCTAGCCGGATTCCTTGCCAATCCCATGTACTTGAACTCGCCGCCGTACTTGTAGCGTATGGTCGTATCAAGAACTGAGAAGTTTTCAAGGTTAAGCCGATATATTTCCTCCTTGATTAGCGCGTGAACTGATTCGGCGATTGACGACTGAAATTCACGAAGGCAAAAAACCTTATCCCCTCTATCCATCACCCCAGCAAGACAAATATCAACAGCGCCTACCGACTTCATTGACCCGCGCCCGCCGTAGATAATAACGAAGCGCTTCTTTGTCGTTACTGCGCGCTCTAGCTTCTCTGCGGTGTATATCGTTACCGGCTTATCAGTTCTTACCCATTCTCCATCTATGCACTCAATGGAGTGTAGGTGCCTGCCGTCAGCGTGGACAATCCCAAACACAGTAGAGTGGCGCTCACCGCTGGAATTCTTGGCGTATTCCTCTGCCCGCTCGATTGCTTGCAGTGTTAGCCGCTTACGCATTCTTATCCGCTAACAGTTTTTCAATAGCCTCCAGCCGCTTGGCCAGCTCGGTCACTTCCTCAATGCCCAATGACTTGCTTATTGCCTCAATGAGTATTGACCCGACGTCAGGAGGTATTGTGCCGTCAGTGATGCAGTCGAGCACCTTATTGGCTTTTTCAGCAGGAGTGCCGTCTTTTGGCCAACCTTCGACAATGATTGATTCGTGGGATTGCTTCGGTACAGGGTTGTAGCGCTTCAGTAGCTCTTGTAGAAACACGCCGCCATCGGCTATAGCTCTTTCGACCAGCATGTCAATAAAGTCATCCTCGGTCATATTCTTGCGCTTTAACGACTCTATCAGCTTTGTTTTGAATGACTGACCACGAGGCGGACGATCAACCGGTTGGTTGTTGGAGTCAAATGATGTTTTACTTTTTGCCATGATAGCCCGTTAAAAGCCCGTTATTTTTGTAATTTTAGCACATTTCAGGCAATAAAAAACCCACAGAAGTGGGCAGTCTAATCTTCAATATGGCGGGACTCGAACCCGCATCTACACCAAGTTTCCCGGTGTCCTCTAACCTAGTTGGGGCACACATTGAAATTCTTTATGGCGCTGGAAATCCTATCCCGCGTTTTGCGCTATGCAGTAATAATGGTGCACGCCAATAATCTAGGACAGACCACGCACCGACAACACCCTAGATAGCTGTAAACAAATAATACCACAAATAAAAAAGCCAGCACTAGGCTGGCGAAGGTGCGGACTGATACGCCCTAACAATGCTTTTGTATGCAAATCGCATTTTTGCTCCAAAATATAAGCTAGCGACCGAAACAAAAGCATCTAATCCATTTTTACTATCAATGCGAATCTGTACGCGGCTTTTAAGTTGATTTCTATTTGATGCCATAAATCCCCCTATATCGCATTCTCTGGCCAGTCATACCCCCTGCAAGGCTCGACCGGTCTTGATTGAGTCTCCCAAAACTTGTGCGCGACAGGCGGCTGATTAGCTTGAGCAAGTATCTGCGCGTGAAATTGGTTGCGCGGCTTTGGCTCTTGCAGTTCCTCA